ATGGAGTTGGGCTTAGGCGATAGCTTTGATCTTCGTACTTTAGGTCGAGACATTCCTGCTGGTGCTGAAGAGGGTAGTGTAGGCATTCGTAGCAAAGGTACGATGACCCTTAAGGTTACCGACGGCAAGGTTGCTAACATCGAAGAGCATAGCCCGTATCGTTATATCCATGACGCAGAGTTCTCTGCTCGTATGGCTAACATGGGCTTGCGTAAGATGGTTAGGGATGCAGAATTGATCCATAACCTTCAAAAATCTGAAATGTTCAAACAGGTTGGTCGTAACCCCGACACACCAATCAAAGACATTCCTAAAGGTTGGAGACAGCCTGAAAGCATTGACAAGATTCCTCAGTTGCGTGGATGGTACTTTGATCCAAAGACTGCAGCTATTATTGAAGACTTTGCTAAGGTCTGGGACAACACACTCTGGATGAAGATGACTAACCAGATTGTGAAGAACTTGATGTTGAACCCATTGCCGCACATGTTCAACGAAGTGATGCACTTGTATAACGCTCGTGGTCTATCTGGTTGGATGAACCCTATTCGCTTTGGTCAGTTCTTGACTACAGGTGCTCAAGCTTGGAGAGACGTTGGTCAACAATCCAAACTCTATCGAGATGTAATGCGTGAGGGTGGGTCTATCCTGGGAGCTGATCCTAGGAACAAAATGTTTGATGCTCTATCTAAGTCTGCAGCTGATGACATCTTTGGTAAACCAGAAATGGAAAAGAGTCTTAAGGGTATTGCCAAACAGATGGGCATTACTGTTGGAGAGCTGTACAACGGTATCTCTGCTAAGTCTCAACAAGCCATGTGGTTTACCCGTGATGTGATGTACATGCAGTTAGTCAGAGAGACTATGGCTAAAGCAGAGAAAGCAGGTAAGCCTGTTGACCTTAAGACCGCCATTGATTCTGTTGAAAGGCACATGCCTAACTATAGGATGCCTTCTGAGATTGCTGGCAGTCGTTTGTTGTCTAAGACACTGCAGAATCCTAATGTGGCAATGTTCTCTCGTTACCACTATGGTATGGTCAAGTCATTGATCAATAGTGTTAAGGACTTGAAGCCTAGCAACCTTAAGAATGCTGAGGGTAGAGAACACTTTAAAGAAGGTGTAGACACTATGCTAGCTATTGCTGTAGCTAGCTATGCTTTATATCCTGTGATGGATGCCATAGCTGAGAGTGTGTTTGGTGAGGGCTCTACATTCCGTAGGGCAGGCCCATACCATTTGATCCATGCTGCTAGTGAAGTATCCCAGGGTAAGAAAGACTTGAGCTACATGGTCTATCCTGTGTTTACTTTCAACCCAATGTTACTAGCAACAATTGAGCTGGGCCTAAACAAGAACCTGTTTACTGGTAAACCCGTATATCACCCAGAAGATCCTGCTGGAGCTATAGCATCTGATGTGGGACAATATGCTGTCAAGAAAGTACCACAAGCAAGTGCTCTTATGAGCTCAGGTACAGAAGGCTGGCTTGCTCGTCAGGTTGATGTGCAATACAAATCCCCAGAACAACTCCAAGCCATGAAGAAGGCAGAAAAGTTTCGAGAAAGAAACTTCCTTACTCGTGAACGCCAACGCAGAAAAGAAACATATAAGCCATGAACCTCCTTATCATTGATCAGTTTGACTGTGGTTTCTTTATGGACTTGGCTATCAAGTCTATTGCTCACGGGCATACTGTACGTGTGTACAGTCGTAATAACTTTGATGGTACTCGGTGTGAGAACGGAGACGGCATTGAAGGCATTAAAAAGATAGCAGACTGGGAGGCCCACATGGATTGGGCTGACCTGATCTTTGTTACTGATAACAGCAGGTTCCTAGCTCGTTTAGAGCAGTACAGACGTAAGGGTTATCCCATATATGGCTGTAATGTTGAGGGGGCCAGGTGGGAACAGGATCGTGAATACGGTGCAGAGGTAATGGAGCGTGCTGGTATTCCTACTATTCCAACTACCAAGTTCTCTAAGTACGACGAAGCTATTGCATTTGTTCTTAAAAACAAGGACAAGCGATACGTGTCTAAGCCTATTGGAGATGGTGACAAAGCTCTTAGCTATTGCTCTAAGGACTGGCGTGACATGGTGTTCATGCTGCAGAAGTGGAAGAAGGGTAATGCCTATGGTGGAGACTTTATTCTCCAGGAGTTCCACGGTGGTTCTGAAATGGCTGTTGGTGGTTGGTTTGGTCTTGGTGGATTCTCTCAGTACTTCTTGGAGAACTGGGAGTTTAAGAAGCTTATGTCTGGAGACTATGGCCCAGCCACAGGAGAGCAGGGAACCGTGCTTAGGTACACCAAGAGCTCTTTGCTTGCTGACAAGGTTCTAAAGCCTTTAGAAGGCTTTTTACACGGTATTGGGTACTCTGGGTACATTGATGTCAACTGTATTATTGATGACAGAGGACACGTCTGGCCTTTAGAGTTCACTATGCGTCCTGGTTGGCCTTTGTTTCAGATCCAACAAGCCCTCCATCTTGGGGATCCTATCCAATGGATGAAAGATTCCCTCATGGGTAAGGACACCCTTAAGGTTAGAGAAGGAAAGATTGCTGTTGGTGTTGTTGTATCTCAGCCTGACTATCCTTATGGGACTGTTAAAAAGGCAGAGAATACTGGTTACCCTATCTTTGATATGACCATCGAAGATGCTACTAGTAACATCCATTTGTCCGAAGTTAAGATGGGTTATGGCCCAGGGAAAGATGGTAAGAACACAGAGCCTTGCTTGGTTACTTGTGGCAGCTATGTGATGACTGTCTCTGGTATTGGTGACACGGTGTGTGAAGCCAAGGATGCTGCTTATAAGCACTTCAAAAAGAAAGTACACATGATCAACTCTCCTATGATCCGTGATGACATCGGTGAGAAGCTATGTGACATGCTCCCTGTTCTGCAGAAGAACGGGTATTGCAAAGGGGTTAAGTACTGATGGCAGCTCAAACACCCATTCCGAAAGACCCCATAGGGGAAAACTTTCCTTGGAGGGATTGGTTACAAAAGCTTAGTAACCGTGTGTTTGGTTCTATGGGTACTCAAGACTCTCATGCAGTATTTATTACTGGTGGAACTATTGATGGTACTCCTATAGGGCAGAACACACCTGCTCCAGGTAGTTTTACAACTCTTACAGTGTCTGACCCTACACACTCAGATATTGCTTGGTCTGCTATTACGCATCAACCAAAGATAGAAGCGTACGACTTGAGTGCTAGTATTGGTTTAACTGCTACGCCTGCATTGTTAGCTCCTGCTAGTACTGCCAGCGGAGCTGCTGGTATTACGTACAACAGTAGTACTGGGGTGTTTACTTTTGCTGCTGGGGGTAGTTATTCATTGTCTTTGGTGGTTAATGCTATTGCTTCTGCAGCTAACCAGTACGTGTACATCTATGCTGAAAACAACACTGGTTCTGGCTGGGTAGCCAATGCTAATTCAGGCAAGTACTTCATGCTGGCTAATGGTATAGCCACCCAGATTATCTACTCTCAAGCTGTAGGCCGTGTTGCTGGGCAGCAGGTACGCTATTGGATTTACTCTAATAGCAACAAAGTCATTTTGACTACAACGACCTTGCCTGGGATTACTGCTACAGTGTATGTCCCAGCTATTCGCATTCAGTACTCGTAACCAAGGAAACAAATTGAAGAAAGAGTTCTCTACAAACGGTATGGATCTGTTGAAGACTATTGAAAAGTATTCAGCTAGGTCTTACAAAGATGCTGCAGGTAAGTCCACCATTGGGTATGGACATAAAATCATTAGAGGAGATGGCGTAGCCACTGGAGAAGTGATCAATGAGTTTAAAGCAGTAGAGCTCTTAGAAAGAGATGTAAAGAAGGCTGTAGACATTGTTTGTACCAGTGTTCTTAATAACAACATCAATCAGAATCAGTTTGATGCTCTTGTTATGCTTGCGTATAGCATGGATACAGTAGCGTTTTTATCTTCGTCTTTACTTCGTTATGTTAACGAAGGAGACTTTGAAGCAGCTTATGAAGAGTTTCCTAAGCTGTGTAAAGTACATACTTCCCAAGGAGCTTTTGT